ACAACCGAGCCATCTAGCGTGATCGTCCCAGTACCTGTTGAGGTGGTGGTTTGTCTTACCCGATCAGCAAGGGCTAGGCTCATGTGGTCTCCACGCCTATGACAAGACCGTCAGCACCCCTGATGACTTTCTTGGGTGCGGTGAGCCTTTGCATAGCTGCGCCAATGTTTTGCATTGATTCACCATGCAAGTTTGCCATGTTGTCGTGCAAGGCGGTTATTTTGTCCATTGCTTGGACAATTGTGCCGCCCAACTCATTGGTTATTTGTGCAGCCGCTGCTTCAACCACTGGTAAGTCGATGCCAGGGTTGCTACCAATCCTTGCCACCATGATCTTAGTCGCTGCGTCAAGTTCTGCTTTCCATCGTTCATATTCTTCTTTCCCTGCCATTTCTCTGGCTTTGATTTGAAGTTCATTGTTCTGCTTAACAGTCTCAAAATCGGCTTTCATCTGCGCCAATTGCATCTCGGCTTGCACCTTAGCTTGGTGCATTTGCATTTCAAGCTGTGCCTGTGCTTGCGCCAATTGTGCGTCTGCTTGCATCTTCATCTGTTCAGACTGCGCTTGTGCTTGCATACGCATTTGCTCTGCTTGCTGTTCGGCTTGCATTTGTAGCATCTCGGGCGGTGGGCCAGGCTGTTGTTGAGCCGCTTGGTCTGCCTTGTCTTGCAAGGCTTTCATTGCCCTCTCGACCGCGCTCTCCAATCCCCGACCGGCTCTAAACCGGCGTACAAGGAATAACAACATCTCGGAGGCCATTGGCAAGGTTTCGGGCGCTTGGCTAATCATAGGGATTGCCTCACGCAAGAACAAACCGATAGCTTGGATGGCTTCTTGTGCGCCTTGCTTTTCTGCTTGCTCATCAATCTGAGCCAAGCTGTCAGCCTCTACCGCAATATGGAAATCGCGGATGGTGCTATTAGATAGCATCTCCAACGCCGCTTGCAACATCTGCGGGTCTTGACCATCGGGCGTGTTCATCACGCCAGACATTTGCACAATCAGCTCAGGCGGGTAGAACTTACAGATAACTTGCGCTTTGAGCTTAAAGATGTCGGTGGCAAACTTAGCCACATCGCCTTGGCTGTTCTTGAGGCGCAAGCTGCCAAAGTTGGCCTTGAGCTGTTGAGCGCCAAGGGTTTCTTGAGCTTTGGACGATCCACGCAAAATGTCCGATATGCCCATGATTTCGTAGATCGATTGCTTGACCTGTTCTCTGGCTGCGTACAGCTCCCGCAAGGTCACAATGATCTGCGAGGTGTCCATCATGTCGATAGCGCCTTTTAAGCCGCCCTTTTCCGACATTGCCGCCCATCCAGTGACAGGGAATAGCTTGTTGTCCACGCCCTCGCTGAACATCCGCGCCAACTCTTTGAACTCAGCATTAAACACGCCGACCGCTTTACAAGCCTTGGTCAACAGGTAAATGCGCTGGGTTAGGTTATCCAGCTCTTGCGCCTGATCCTCGTACTCACAGTAATCAGGTACAGGAATCATCGTGCCGGTGGTGGTGGTTGCCATCAACGGTTTAGGGCATGGGAAGAATTCTTCTAACTCTAGCGGGTCATCACGCTCATCTAATGCCTGTGGATAACCTTTGGCAATCCAGCAAACCTTAGCCGTGCGCTTGTTCCAAATCTCATAGACCATTGCCTTTTTGTCGTAGGTCATCTTGGCGGTCAATGGATTCTTGCCGTCCATGTCGGTGTTTGAGCTGGTCAGGCTGACGTTGTTGAATACGTCACCAAAACGCTCGACACCCTCCTCCTTGGTCATGTAAACAGCGCGAGCTACCCACCACACCTCATCCCATGTTCGGGCGGGTGAATGCAAGAAGTCCGACCAGTAAACGTAATCAATGGGGCTGTGAGCCGCATCAATGCGCTCTGTCGGGTCTTCAATCGTGTTGTAGACCTGTGATTCGTCTTGCTCCACACCCTCAACCTCGGGGCGGTCATTGACAATCACAGGCTCATAACGAATCCATGCCGTTCCGCGACCAGGCAAAAGTCTGTCTTGCACCGCACCAGACATAGCAGCATCAAAGTCACCGAATTGCGTGGTCTCATACTCCATGACGCGCTCAAGCATCGTGGAGGCCAATCGACCCACAGGGTCTTGATCCATGTATCTGCGTGAGACTTCGGGCTTGGCTTGTCTACCGTACAAGGCGGGGAACAGCACTTGGATGTTTGACCACAGGATGTTGAACTTCATCCTTGGCATCTCAATAGCATCACGCTCATCCCGATACCGCTTGACAACCTTTAAGCCGCGCTTCTCCCACTTGTCAAATATCTTGATGGCGGTCTCAATCTGGTCATGCCAGTACGGGCCTGGGTCTTCGCCCTCATATGCGCCGTTTTCTTCGTACATAATCAGTTACCGCTGGCAAAAAAGAATGTCACATCCAATGTGCCACCCTCGGTTGCGTGTAGGCTTGTGCCAACATTGGCAGGGAATCGGTGAAATCCAATGGCTGGCGTAATCGTGCCGCACATAACTGTACCGTTTGCGCCACCGTCTCTAAGCACTAAAGTGCCTCCGCTGGTGTTATTGACGTAGAAACCAATCAACTGGCAAGGGCCAGTAGTGACTGCGCCTGTGGCGGTGATGTTTTTGTATCCACCTACTTCTGCTACTGGCTGGCTCATATGCGTTCCTCTTTATGTTGCATCTCATAATCCCACAGCTCATCCAATGTGATGGTTTGCAGGGTCTTGCCCTTGGGCGGTGTCTGATCTTTTGCTTCTTGTCTATAGGCTACTGCAAGCATTCTAAACGCATCTGCGGGGTGTGAGCACCAGTCATGGCGCGGAGTTTGACGAAATGTTTTCTTATCTTCATCATATTCCCGCTGATATTGCCTTAACGCTTCCAACCCCTCATCGCATCTGGAGTCAAAGTAACAAATGGGCAGAATCATCCGCACCGCTTGGATGCCGTCTTGTATGCCAATCTCAGGCACTATTGCCAACTTACTCATGCCACCCAGATGTGCCGCCAATTGCTCGACAATCGATTTACCCCCCGAGGCCAAGGTTTTGGCTTTGGCATCATGCGGCAAGAAGTGGCGGGTGTATCGGTAACCCTTGGCTATGACCGCATCACAGATTTCCTCAATGCTTGCGCCTGATACGGCGTAATAGTCCATTACCCTGATCTCACCCCTAATTACCTGATACCACCAAATGGCGGTATCGTCCCGATAGCCTAAGTCCCATGCGGTAAATACTGGCGAGTCAGGCTCAAACGGCAACTCACATATCCTGCCCTCATCATCAGCTAAGCGCATTTCCTGACCAAAGAACGCTCCCAGCAAGGCGGCATCAAAACTGCATTCATACTCTTGGTCGTACTGGTCTTGGCTTAACTGTGACCGAGCTGCCTGCAATTCTGAGTCTGGCAGCAGCTTGGACACTGAGGCCGGTAGGCGTAGCAGAAACCAATCTGGCACTACTTGGCTCACTTTGTAAATGTCGTGAAATTGGTTTTTGCCCTTTGGCGTTCCCCCAAACACAGCCCAGCCGAGACGGTCACTCAAACACGGTCTGATGATGTTTCCCCAGACGCTTGGCCTGAAGTCACCGTATTCGTCCATGTAAACACCGTTAAAGCCCATGCCCCGCATTGAATCAGCGTTATCAGCGCCAAACAACATGATCTTTGCGCCGTTCACCAGCTCTACCATCAGGTCGGCTTCGTTTGTGGCTTTGGTTACTGGTGCGGCGTAATGCTTGAGGTAATCCCATGCCACCCGCTTGGCTTGGCTTCTGAATGGGGCTATGTAGGCATATTGTGCGCCCCGACCGCTTTCGGTGATGGCTCGTTTGATCAGGTCATTGATTGCCGCTACAGTCTTTCCGGCTCTACGGTGGGCAAGTAGGCATGACCATCTCTCTGTCCGCAAGTGAAACGGCATAAAAGCCGCCCTTGGGTGGTAAGGGATGATTACTTCACGCCGCCCCATGTCACCACCATTTCTACCGGCCCATCATCCTTGCCGGTGATCTCTGTTCTTGCCAACTTGGGTACATGGTACTCAACCACCGATTGAAATAGCTCAAAGGCTTTGGCGGGGTTTGGCTTTATATCGTGGTCAGGAACGCCGTTAGCGACCTGATCAAGCCAGTGCTCTAAGCGGTGTGAGTTGTTGTCAACAAACATGGCTATGGCCTGCCTAGCTTCAACTGTGCGCTTGTTTGGCAGTCCTGATGGTCGACCAGGGCCTGCTGTTGTTTTATCGCCTTTTTTAAACGCCATAAGTTAAGGTTGCTTTACAATATGGTTTTGGAGGATTTGTGATGAAACTGATTATAGTTAAGAAGTCCGATTCTGGCTACACCGTTGAATTTGACCAAGAGCTGACCGATTCGCCGGAAGATGATCAAGACGCTTTTGTTGCTGATGCCATAGCTGCCCTTGAAGATAAGCTAATGTCGTTGCGGTATGACTCACTTTCTTGAGGCATCTTTCCAGCCGCGCTGTTTGATTTTTTCTTCGTAGGCTTTGATTTGGTCAATCAATTGTTGGTCAATGATTTGGAATACGCCAGCCTTGCGCTTTTCTAATGCGCCAATCACTGCATCGTGTATCTGGCTTTCATTAAATGGCTTGCCGTTTTTGTCTACGGCGTTTTCGTATTCTTTGCGTATTGTGTTGTATCGGTCACGCATAAATACTTCAGATGGCACATTACCTATGCCGCCCACATATTTGCCGCTAAAGTCTGTTGTATAGCTTGGGTTACCAGATGGCGATAGTGTTAAGGGTTTTTTGCCATGCGACATTACCACATTTAATCCATACCCTCGCGGCACACCCAGCAAATCTTCAGCAGTAATTGCGTTGCTTATGTCTTGGCGGTTAAATTTAAAATATTTTTCGTTGTCTTCGGTGTACATTGACCGCACAAACTTTTTGCGTAATTGCCCATTGTTTACATCAAGCAATTGCGCTCTACCCTCTGGCGTGTTGATGCCTGCAAATTCTGGGTAATCCTCTTGTACAAATTTATTTATTTCGTTTGCCTTAGATTTTGCAGCTTTACGTTTATCAAATAAATCAATTAGCACCGTGGTGGGTTGCACTGAATAATTTTCTGAAAACGCTCCCATTGTGGTGGGTGTTTGTAAAACAACGCCCGAGCCACCAGCGTCTAGATTTTCTTTTCTTGCAACATCCACACGGTCTGCAATTCTGTCAACAATGCTTTTGGCAGATGCGCCGCCAATATTTTTTTGTTGATGTAAGACATCCATCAAATGCCCTTGCCCGCCGGTAGTAATTAGCGGGTTTAGCAATGTTTCATCTGATACAGACTCAATTCGGACGTTTCGGCTGGAATTGTCCCAAGGTATTGTGCCTATGCTTGCGCCCTTGTATTTTTGTATGTCAAACGCTTGCGGAGCTACAAGGCCACCCAGATCAGTTCTTTGATACCTTGTGCCAACTTCTGGCGGCATCCTTGGTCTGGTCGGCATATAAATAAATTGAGACTCAGGCGTAATTGTTCCCAACAATGACCGTGTGGGCTGGCCTGTGAGCTTGTTGCTGATTTCTTGCCCCGCCAATTTTGCATATCCTGTTACCGCCGGTTTCAGCACTTTTGCGGTCGCTGGTGTCATGTACCCGCCCAGCTCCTCCATTCCCGCCGTTTCTTGTCTCGGTATGGTTGTTCTTGGCATCATGCCCAAAATGTCAGCACTGGTCGGCAATACTGGTGTCGGGCTTACGTTTACACCGCCAGCGCCATATAACTTGTTGATGCCCATCCGACCAAGGGATTCAAGGTCGCCGCCTGCACCAATTACTGATGCAACACCGCCCCGACCCAATGATTCCAAATTGCTGCCAACCGCTTGACCGTAACCTTTGATCATTCCAAGCAGGTCGCCAGCCGTGGCTTTCTTGCCGTTTTTCAGCGTAATCAGCGTGTCAGCCGTGATCGGGCCGGTATCTTGTCCATACCCACCACTTAGCGCCGCAGCCATGTCACGGTAATCAGCCATCAACTGTCTCCCGCATTTTGATCAAGCCGTTAAGCATTCTGCTTTTAGTGTTATGCCATTGCTTGCTAAAGTCGCAATCCTGATAGTGCTCGAACTCAGGTATGCCCAGCGTGTAATGGGCAATTCTGGCGTTCTTGTTGTCCTGTTCGCCAATCAATACGTTCCATTCTTTCGGTAATTCACCGATAAGTGAATCGGGCAACCAACCGAATCGGTGCAAGTCTGAGCCGCTGTGGTCGTCCACAAAGTCAGGTGTCAGCACTCGGTTTCTTAGGTGGTCGCAATTCCACAAAATTAGGCTTGACCAGTTCTTTCTAGGGTAATCCCTGTTTGCCGCTTCCATCGGTGTGCCAATGTACTTTTTTGGGTGCTTGGTCAGGTAATTGTGCTTAACAACTTGTACCGCCTTGGTCGGGTCAAACAGCTTGGCAAGGTCGTCAATGTTGGACAGCATCAGCATATCGCTTGCGTCTAAGAATATTGCTTTACCTGTGAACTTGGTGAAGTAGGGTACTAGAAACCGCTGATAAGTGAATGCGTTTGTGCCGTCCCGCTGTGTACCGTATAACGGTGTTATGGCGACCGGCTCGCTGGTGCGCTCAATCAGGCTCTGGCAAAACACATGGTAGCCAACAGCCTCCCGAGGGTCGTAGCCAGCAAATATTCTGATCATTTTAATGACAGTAGATAGATTGTGCTGTCAACCAGTGCGGCAATCTCATCCACAATGTTTTGCAAATGGCTGTCGTCTGGCAAAGCATCACGGTTTTTTTCTATGTAGGTTTTGATGCTGGCAAGGTACTTTTGCGGGTCTTTGGCGTTGTGAAAGTTCTCAGGAAAGTCCTTGATCTTTTC